ATTATATAATCTCTATATAGCTATATCTAGTATAGAATACGATAATCTATATAAATGAATACCCCTTTCCGATATATAAGAAAGATAAAAAAAACAGAAGAAAAACACGTATAAAAAACACGTGATTTTCACGGGTACGTTCTTACTAATCGTACTCGATAGAATAGGATTTCATACATTAAACGATAATCTAACGGATACACACAATGGTTAAGTTTACGTATAGAGAAAAGTATATATCCACGCTAACACTACCATTACATTCTTTTGTAGACAACTAGTTAGGGCATAGACCCATACAGTTAGTGGAGGTCAGTAAAATGGAATTTTACGGCATAGAACAAAAGGAAAAGAAATCAACAAGTGACAGGGAGTACTTCGGTATTAGCATAACATCCAAAGACCCTTGGGCAGAAGCTTTCGTTAAGGACTTTGAGACAATTGGTCAGAAGTTCGGGTTTGGCAATAGTAAGAAAATGGTTCTACTAGCAGCAGTTAAGATTGCAGCATTCGCCATAAAGAAAGGTTATTCATTAGATGATAAAAAGCCAGTTGAGAAAGCAAATTAGCTTTCTTCTTTTTTCTTTCGTTATTTTTTAGATTAGTACAATTGGTAGGTGAATTACGTGAAAAAGAAAACATGGAAGCGTAATAAATTAGTACAAGAACCTCAGATAATTAGGAGTATTGAGCACGAACTTCTTACTATCAGATTAGGTGTTGATTGGAAGATTCAGAAATCATTTCCAATTGATAAGGAATCACAAGGCTCTGGTGTTAATGATTACGATGCGTTGCAATACGCAAAGGTTAACAACAACGATGGATTGTTTAGAGGATTAAATCCGAGTCATTACGACTTTGATTATAGAAGAGCAGTATTAGTGTGGGAAGAATTCAATTCCATTTAATTTTTTACATTCATATTCATAAACAATATTAAGAGGTATATATGAGAGACAAAATAAGGTGTCCTAACTGTAACAAGTTATATACACCAGAGTTAGTTAGACCATTAGGTGATGATAGAAGTATACAAAATATATTTCCTCAATCAGAACCTTATCAAAGAGAACAATTAATCACAGGAATATGTTCTGATGATTGTTGGGATGATTTCTTAGGTTTTAAGAAAGGAGGAGAAGTATGAGATTGTCAAAAAAGGAAATAAAAAGACTTCTAGAGTGGGAGAGATTTGTTCCTTATCATATATCTACTATAACATTAGATAAACAGATTAGGGACAAATTTAGGAACAAGAACAAAAATATACTTGTTAAAATGATTTTACGTAGAAATATAAAGATCAAAAGAACAAGTGTGTATATATGTACATTACCTAATAATTGGTTAGGAACATTCATCTTAAATATTGTAAAGAAATTTACACCTGTTAGGATTAAAGGTAGAAAACCAATTAAAGGACATAAGTATGCTTGGGGTGGAAGTTTAAAGTTAAAACACGCTGGAGCTTATGATGTATATACAAGATCAAATTGGTGATAAATATGCAACAAATAAACAACAGATCAAATATAGACGGTATTGTCTTTGATGATACTATTCTATTTTATGTTTTTAATTACAACTAACTTACCAATTGAGTTACGGCGAGATAACTTGTGTAAGATTGACACATCACTAGAGGCGAACGGCTACCTAGAGGAACAGTAACTTATACAGTTACGCCAAATCACATTCAAAAGGTGATATATATGAGTACAATGAAAGTAAATCAAGTAAAACATACAGTAGAAGCAACAATAAACCTGGAATCATTTAGAAAGTTCCTTGAAGGTCAAGGAGTCGAAATTGAAGGAAAGGTTGATAGGATATCATGTGAGCATGATAGTACATACATGCAATATGAAGGAATTATCAAAGTTAAAGTTGTTGCTACAAAAGAAGATAGATTAAAGGAATTAAACTATGATGGTGTTGTAGATGGCAAAAGCAATAGCTAGTGTAGTTTGTTTAACATTAAACAATTACGAAGCTAAAATAGTTGCATTAGCATTACACGAATGGGCTGAAGTACATAAAGACGCATCTGAAGACATAGATACAACTCCGATAGAAATAAAAGCAATATCTGATAGAATCAGTAATTTGTTATAATAAAATCGATTGTATTTTACTATTAGTTTCTTTAATTTCTTTTCTTTTTTTAAACAGTTTTACGAGTTCATTATATAATATATATATTACGTTACATATAATACATTATATATACTGTAGAATAGGTATTTACTAGTAGATAGATATATAAATATAACTTACGTACTAGTATTATCATATATACAATCATATTCATATTGACAACAATATATACAGTGAGGTAAATAAAGATGATGACACAACAGTTGTATACACCAATACATAAAGGTGTAATACATAAGAACAAACATTTAGTAGATGTCAAAATAGGAAAAGATGTATTCATAATAGATGAGTTAAGAATGATTATGACACATACATTCCTTGGAGAAGTCTATGAACTTGAAGACGACAACAGTACATATTAAGAAGGTGATTGAATGAAACAAAGGTTAGATCTTCACAAATGTCCACAATGTGGAAAGGAGAAGATGTTAGAGTTAAGAAAGAAGAGAACAAATTATCCATTTGGGATGAAATCAAAGAGTAGAAGTTCACCATCAATAAAATGTGTTGATAAGTGTACAAACGTTAAAATATCCAAAGGTGTTAATGAACAAGGACATAAAGTCTCTAAGATGAAACATTGTGGATATATTATGAAATGGAATATTAGGTGAGTAACATGTGGACTAATTGCATGGATCAAGCACAAACCAAATTTCCTTCTTTTTCTTCTGAAACTCAATTAACTATTGATGATTCAGGTAATATTCAAAAGTGCCCATATTGTGGAGCACCTACTAAACTTATACAACCAAAAGGAGATACGTATAAGTGTACAAATATAAGTTGCCAAAAACATTGGGCACCATTACCAAAATAAAGGAGTGATTAAATTGACATTTGAAGATGATGTGAAAGAATTAGATAATATATTAAAGAACAAAACAAGAGAAGAGATTAAAGTAGTTTCATTTATGAGTAGAGTAAATGGATTTCTAGAAGAATTAGAAGAAGTATCAGAAGAACTAGAAGGGATATAAATGATAAAAGTCATATGCTCTGCTAGTGAATGTGAATTTAATGATAATGGTTCATGTATATTTAATGGCAATATCAAATTCACTATGTATTTAGGAGAATCTGAACCAACTGAGAATTGTAATCAATTTAGAGAAGGAGGAGAATGATATGTGTAATATATGTTCAAAAGTATTCAATAAAATATTAGGAGGCAAGAATGAAAATAAAGAAAGGAGACAGATTCAAAGTAAAGAGTATACCTAAAGAAGAAGAAGATATAATAACTATGAGAACATATAGATGGGTAGATGCGATTGGTCATGAGTTCACCATGTTACATGATAGTGATTTTGGTAGTTGTATTACATCTCAAGATACAACATTAGAAAGAAGAGGTATTGTTTATTGTCAAAATATACCAATTAAAGCACTTGTGAGGATAAAGAAAAGAAAATGAACAGATGGAGTTACGAAGAACAACAAATGATTCTTAAAAGAGAATTAGATGCAACTAAACGACCACAAAGAAGTGCAAGTAATCCACCAAAAGGTTGTGGACCAATTTGTCCACATTGTGGTATCGTTGCTATCAAACTAATTAACTTCATAGAAGGAGATAGAAATTATACGTGTTGTAGACATTGTAAGAAAGATAAAGATTATCTTAGAGCTCATACAAGAAGACGTGTAGTAGACAAGAATTATGTACCACCAAAGGAACTAATAGATGAGGTATTAGCTAATTAGTTCCTTTTCTTATTATATATTTTAATATAGCTATTGTAGTAGCTATATTAACCGATAGCTTTATAAAGAAGTTCCCATTCCATTTATAAATTATAAAGGTGATTAAAACCAATGAAATCTAATAAACTTACAATCCTTGAATCATATAAAAAACTTGTATCTGAGGTAAGCCATACCGATGTATAAGATGATAATAGGAGATAATATAAATAAACTAAAAGGTGATAGATATGGCAGAAGAAGAAGTAGTAGTAGATCCAGCAGCTCCAACAGAAGCTGACAGTGCAAAAAAATACGTTACAGGAACATTCGATTCTGTAGAAGATGAAAAATTCTTAGCAAGATACAATTTGTTAAGGAATGTTGGTGGTTATAATAACAAAGAAGTTATTATGGCAGGAGTAGAAGCAATGTTCGCATCCCCAGACTTTAAAGGGAAAGTTCAACAGCTTCAAGGAGTTCTTAAATAGATAAAGATCAGAAGGATTTTTCCTTCTTTTTTTATTTTATTAATAAAGTACATGGGAGCGTATAGAAATATACTTAGAAAAGTTGACAGGTTCAACGAGATGGTTAAAATCCATCAGCTCCCACTTTTTAATAATTAAAAAATGATACATAACTGTTTAGAGTGTGGAATTCAATTTGATTGTGATAAGCAAAATGAATTTGGTCCAAGTAATTGTAGTTGTGCTATGTGGGCTGTCCTTTGTAATTGTCCTAATAAACCTTGGGACAGTGAGTGGGATATTATTGAGATACCGATTGTAAAACCGATTCTAAATGATGATTACGAATTGATTTTAGCGGACAAATCAACCGATATCTTAGAGATTATTATTCCTGAATAGGAATATTAAAGGTTAAATAATAACGCCAAGAATCAATCGGAATTTGTCCTTATTTACAGGTAAAAAAAATGAATACTAACGATACTAAAGACCCATTCGATGGGTATAAATCTCTTTCTAAAAAGAAGTTTGAAAATTTAATTGAAGGGCTTATAAAATGTCCAATCCACAAAGAAAAAACTATTTATGATATAGATGAGATAGGTGTATTTTGTAAGTCTTGTCATTCTATTAAAGGTACAAAGTACCCTGAAGATTATTTAAGAAAAGTAAAATTTAAATGGTAAAATAGATGACATTAGCTGAAGTATGGGAAGTATATTGTGACAAATGGACTCATGATGGTCAAAAGAAAATATACTTAGAACAATTGTTAGATGAATTACATCCAAAAGAACTTATATTGTTTGATGAAATATTTAATGACATTCCAATTATTGACGATTGGTATAATTACACTTACAGAGGTAAGCAAGAAGAATTTGAATTAATCATTGCTGAACCTGATACAACTGTATTGAATAGTAAGGAGGAAGAAATGAAAGCATGGGATAGATGGTATAACATAGATGAACAACATACTGTTAAGCGAAAGATTCTAGAGAATGTATCATTACATAAAATAGATGAAGAATTAACTAAATTAGAAAGTCAACCTGAAGTACTAAAAGTATTTGCAACACAACCTTTTATTAAAGAAGGAGTAACTATTAAAGTTAAAGACGAAGCAGTAGAAGTTGGTCAAAAAGAAAAGATAAGACAAGCGTATGATTGTTTTATATATTACAAAGAAAGAATAAATACACCAGCAGCACCAATAGAACCAAAGACAGTAACGGCAGAACAAGGTGTTTTAGATGTTGATGACTTAGTTCTTGATGAAGAGATCATATTGCCAAATTAGGTGGTATAAATGACACAAAACAAGTTAGGTGGAGTACAATTAAGTAATGTAACAACAAAAGTACTTAAGCCTAAAGTAGCAAAACCAAAAAAGAGAAGAAAACAAACAACATTGGGGAATGCACCAGTACTAATAAAGAATAATAGTGGAAAGCTAATAAATGTTCAAGGATTACCTTTAGAACCTAACGGAACTAGAAGAGTAATAGTTGATCAAGAAATAAAGACATTAGAGTTTCATAAGTATATTCTTTATATACAAAGCATGTAAGAGGTATAAATAAAATGGAAGGAGAATGGTTTAGAGGAAAAACATTTGTATTTAAATTACTAAATACAACATGTCAAGAAAGAACTACTATCTGGAAAGGTTGGTCTTACAAAGATACACAAATTGTAGATGCTGAAGGAAAAGAAATGAAATTCCCTATGACAGATGGAGAATTAAGTGGAACTGACGGAGTAGTTTATCAATTTGATCAAATGAAAGCAATGGCAAATAAGAAGTTTAAGGAACTATTCCCTTACTTCAAAATGAACATTACTTTTATAAGAAGTATTGATGTAGGTGGAAACCAATTCCAGTATGAGTTCAAGAAAAGTATTAACAGTGAACTTGAGAAGATGTGTCTAATGACACCTGGCGATGTACCTAAGGCTTGTTTCAAACAGATATTTGATAAGGACAAACCTGGTATGCAAATGTATAAACTAGATGTTGTATCTGAAGAAGATGCAAAGAATTGGTTAGCATCACATAACGCATCATCTGACAAACCGATTGGTCCGATACCAAAAAGAATACAGATGGGAGCAGCAACAGTTGTACAACCAACATCTACGGCTACAAGTACACCAGTTAGTCAACCAGTAGCAACACCAACACCAAAACCTGAAGGTTTAGTATTAGATGTCTTAGAACAAAAGTTATTAACAGCAATCAAAGGCATGGGCAGTAAGTTCGAAGAGGATAGATTTATTAAATCATTTGAACAAACATACGCTAAACAAAGTAAAACAATTGACGTTGAAAGAGTAAAGAAAATATTCAACACAATGTACAATTAGGTGGTATAAGTGTTAATGGAACAGGCAGACATGGACTTCAAGCCTAATCTCCATCAAGTGCATAAAATTATCCATACTAAGATAGTTGGTGAATACAGATCTTCAATGAGTATATTCACCAACTTTGTATTAGCAGGAAGATTCGTTATGGTATATGGTCCAAGAGCATCTGGTAAAACATATATATCAGAAGCTATCAGAGATTTCTTTTTAGGAGATATGGAAAAGAAAACTGGAACTTCATATAGTATGACGATGGGTAGTGATAAAGCACCTTGGTATCAAATTGACTTGATCAATCAAGCAAGTCATATTTTTATTTTTGAATTGAACCAAGTCCCAAAAGACTTTATGGAAATCATAAAGAGATGGGGAGAGGATAAGACAGCAACATATAAAACTACAATAAGTAAAGGTGGAGCAAGAACAGTCAAACCTTATAGATTAGAACCTAGACCAGTTACGTTTTGTTTAGCTGATGAACAATACCAAGAGATTGGTGATCAGTTATCTAGTAGATTAACAGTAATAAGAACAGACAGTTCAATTTCTCAAAACAAAGCAATTATGTTTGATCAAGCTAAGAGAGCAAAGATCAGGAAAATGGAATATGATGTGTCAAATGATACAATAGTAAGTATGAAAGACCATATATTCACAATGCCTGAAATGAAAAACTTATTATTCAAACATCCAGCAGCAGATAAATTTATAGAGAGTATACCACCATTCTGGACAGATTGTAGAAGAGACTTTCCTAAATATCTTTGGAATACATATGGTATTACAAGATTTCATTGGAAAGAAAGAATTAGGGCACAACAAGGTAAAGATAAATTCTTAATATTTGTTACTCCTCAAGATATGTATTCAAATCATATCATATATGGAAAGACATTGATTGATAGTTCTCTAAAATGTAATGAGACACAAAGAGATATTATTGAAATATTAAAGAAACAAGAAACAAATGAGATGTTCAAATTAGGAATGAAAACAGCAGATGTTCAAAGATTCTTAAGAGGAATGGGAAACAATGTAAGTACACAGATGACTACAAGATATCTAAATGATTTATCAAACATTGGTTACTTAGTAAAAGATGAAGTTAAAAAAAGATATATAACAGGAGATTTATTCAATGAGTTTAAATTCCAGATTAATTGGAAAGAAGTTCTTGAAGAAACCAAACAAACAATGTTAAGAGAGTTTCCTGAAGCAGCACCTGCATACATAAAGAAGTACATTGATGACGATGTAGTATTACATCCATTTAGTGGAAAGAAAGTAAAACTTAGTGAATTAGAAGTAATGAAAGTAGATGCAATGAAGAAAGATGATTTATCATCATATTTCAAGGAGGAAAAATAATGACTTTATTATGTAAGTTATTTGGACATTGTTATGTGACTAGAATAAATAATCAACATATTGGAGATTACATAGAATTCGAAATACAAAGAAATGCGTTTTGTAAAAGATGTGGAAATATAGATAAAGAATATATAAAATTATTACATATAAAGGTGATAAAATGATGAACTTTGGAACAGTGTTAAGAGAACAAATAATGGCACCATCAGATCATGGGAAGGATGACGTAGAAGAAACTTATCATCCTTCTTCTTCTGGTTATTGTCTTAGACAGATGTTATTGTCAAAAATAAAGAAGAAAGAATTCACTTATGTAGATAGAGGTGGTTTGTTAATTGGAACTATTCTCCACGAGTGGATACAAAGTAAAGTTGAAAAAGAAGGTATTATCGAGCAAAAGATTAAACTAAATGTACCTGATTCAAACCTACATTTTTTAGGGTCAGTTGATTTTTTACATAATGTAGATAAAGAACCTTACGACTTTAAAACAACATCTAATTTGTATTATGTTAAGAAGGCAGGTAAGCCAAGTGTAGAACATAAATACCAATTAAATTTATATATGGAAGCAGTAGGAGCACAAAAAGGATATATTGTATATATGGATAAAAGAAACTTACAACATATACAATTTGGAATTAAAAGAAATCCTGCTATATTAGAAGAAATATATGCAAAAACAAAAGAAATCCATAAAGCTTATTTAGAGTATAAAGAAACAAAAATTATCAAATATGATAAATGTGGCTGTTGGTTATGTAAAAGGGAGAAGAATGAAGATTAGAAATAGCACTTCTTCCCCTTTTTTTTTGAAAACTCTTTACGTTGAGTTAGGCGTCTTATTACCTGGAAAAGAGATCAAAATACGTAGAAGTACAGGTTCAGTTTTACAAATATGTGAGGTAGATAAAAAATGAATGATAGATGTAAAAAATGTGGTGATGAGTTAGCAGATTCAGAAGAAGATTTGTGTGCAACATGTGAACCAGATGATGATACAATGTTATATTAAAAATGGTAAATTCAAATAAACCATTGGGAGTATGTAAATGCGGACTTTGTTTTAAAGTTAAAAAAGTTTCAATTTTAAATTCTACTTTAACTGTGTATGTTTGTCAAGTTTTTGAACAAGAACCTGAACGAATTGGAACATTTACTCAATTGGAAGTGTATTAATGGCAACTGAACATATATTAATACATGGAAACTGTAAGAATCCTGCACAAATACCAGATGAATCTGTGCAATTAGTTGTTACTTCTCCACCTTATTTTAATGTCATAGATTACGCTGATCAGAAAGAAGGGAATATAGGTAACACAAAAGAAGGAAAATTACCTTATGAAGGATATTTGAAAGAAATGCGTATTGTTTATGAGCAATGCTTTAGAGTATTAAAATGGGGAGGTTTCATTGTATCTAATATAGCAGATGTTATTTCTAATACAGAAAAGTACCCATTGAGTTATGATCATTTCTATTTGTTAAGAGATATATTTGGACATAATGGTTATCAAGATACAATAGTTTGGCAAAAACCATCAGGAATGTCAAGTCAGAAAAGGTTTGGTGTATTCATTCAGAATAACTTTCCTTATTACTACAGACCAAATAATATGTATGAACCTTGTATAATATTTGTCAAAGGTAAAAGAGAATATACAGAAAGATGTAAGCAATTTCCAATTGATTGGGAGAAGATGAAAAAGTATCAATCAGATATATGGCAAATGCAACCAGAGACACAAGTAGTTCAAAAAGGATTACATGAAGCACCATTTCCTTTAGAACTACCAAAGACATTCATTAAATTCTTTACCTGCCCAGGGGATTATGTATATGATCCATTTATGGGAAGTGGTACAACAATGATGGCTAGTCAAAATCTTGGTAGAAATTGTTGGGGGTGTGAGCTTGAAGATAAGCACATAGAAACAATCAAACTAAGGACTGGCTTTCTAAATGGTATGAGGCAAGGAGATTGGATAGTAAATCTTGGACAAGATAAGTTTAAAGTCATCAAAGGTCAGGTGTTGTTACCTGTTCAAACTAATGTGGAAGAATCTCTCAGTACAATCACCCCACCCACCCATGATTCTGAACCATTAGTCCTTTGTGACGAACAATTATCTGTCCAAGATCCTGTTCAATTAGGAAAAGAAATATGTGATACTTTCTTTCCAGAAACAGAGAAACCAAAATCAGATTGGAAGACAGCGTTTGGTTCTGAACAGCCAGAAGAGAAGTTTGTAGACCCAATAGATACTTTAGATGATGATATAGTATTAGCACCATTAGAATCTGATAAAATAGCACATAAAAGAGAAAGTTATGAACAATCAGATTCTTCTGATTGGGATTGTACAGATTGTGGAGAATCGTTTACTGTTTGTTCTCAATTTATTACAACAGAGAATGGATTAGTTGACTTTCAACAAAAGTGTAAGTTCTGTCAATCAAATAAAATAAAGAAGGTGTTCCCATGAACTTTATAATGAATTTTTTTAAAAGAATAAAAGGTTTTTTCATTGAAGAATTAGATGAATTAGAAGTACCTAAACCTAAAGAATATGAATATTGGTGGATAAGATGATATGGAAATGGTTATCAGATAATGAAGCAAGAGTATTAACGACAGTAGAAGAAAAGTCTAATTTGTCAAGAATAATAAAAAGAGTTAATGTCTCTTTTAAGACTGGAAGAATAATAGTTAATAAACTTGTTGACAAAGGTTTATTATATAATATAAAGAAATTCAATGAAAATGAGATAGGTCTTACAGCAAGTGGTGTATTAGTAAGAGGACTTATCTTTAAAATAAATGGGTTGATAAGAAAATGACAGAAAAAACATTTATAGATAAATATCCAGAGTTCAAGTCAAGAATTGAATATTATGATGATGATAAAATACATCTTAAAGAATTAGAATCAATCCTTGATAAGCATTTTATGACTAAAGAAAAAGCAGGAAGTATGACACAACTTGTAGTTGAAAAGACACTTAAAGGATATAAAAGGAAAGTCAAAGATGCTATTAATAAAATATTTGATATTAATGATGAAGAAGATAAAGTACATAATTATATGATTAAAGAAGAATTAGAGTTGATATAAAATGAATAATAAAAAGAAAGGATTGAAATATGCTTTAGAACCAATTTATAAATTAGGTTGGTTATTTTTAAAACAATTTCCACAATATAATGCAGGAAACAAATTAAATATTGGTGCAAGTAGATGGATAAGAAAAGGATGGATAAGAAAAGGATGGATTAATCTTGATTATTATAATAAACATTACTGCAATACATATCAAAAACACGCAGATATAAAACATAATTTAAATACCTTTGATCCAATACCTGTTAAAGATAATTCTCTTGATAAGGTGTATAGTTCTCATTGTTTTGAACATATAATACCTAAATATCTATTTCATAATTTTGCAGAAATATATAGGATGCTTAAACCTGGTGGGATTGTAAGAATTTTAGTTCCAGATAAAGATAAAGTAAAAGGAACAAGATTTGATTACACTAAACCAGAATCTAAAGATTTTGGAGACCATAAAACATTATTTGATTTCAAGTTTATGGAAATGTATTTAATATCTGTTGGATTTAAAGATATAAGAAAGAGTACTGCATATGGAAGTACTGATGAAGAATTTAGAAGTAAGTATAAATTATATTCTATGGGATTTGATGGGGTACATTCTGATATATCTTTATTCGTAGAGGCAAGAAAATGAGTAGTGATGAACAGAGATGGTATTGTTATCATAGAGGATTTCATAGAGATAGAAAGAACTTTTGGGAATGGTTATCAGGAACTAAGAATAACGTAAAGAAAAATCATTGTTTAGATTGTGGAGATTTGATTAAATGAATTATATTAAACAAGTACTTAATAACTATAGAAGAATTTATGGTAAATTTACTGTAGCTATTAAACTAGGTAATAAATCATATAAATATTGGAAGCATTTTACTTATCCTAGTCAAGAGTATGATGATTTCTTTTTAAATGATAGTGATGAAGCAGAACATAGAATAATATTTAATGATGAAATAGTCATAGAATCAGATCATTCAAATAGAAAGTTACTTAAGAAATATTCTTATAGATTAGTCAATAAATTAATTAAACATAACTTTGAATTTGAGATGTACCATTCAGGTAATAAGAGTTATCATATACATATATTCTTTGAGTTCTTAAATACTATTACTGGAGACGATGATAGAAGATTACTAAAAGAATTATTCATAAAATGGTTAGTTGGTTGTCCTTGTCAAAGTTGGTATTATTCTACTTGTACAGCAGGTTTAAATTGCCCTATTAAAAAGATGGATATAGACATGCAAAAGACAGGTAAGACTATGATTAGGATGGAATATGCAGAACATGAGAAAACAGGAAAATTAAAGACCCCTATTGTTGAAAATATAACTGATGATATAAATGAATTTCCTATAGAGATTATAAAAAAATATCATAGTATTAAAAGAAACAAAGGAAAATATATACCTACGAAACCAATTGAAGGTGTCAAAATGAATTGTATTAATTTCTATCTTGAAAATACATTCACAGATATGAGAAAGAGAATTGAATTCTTTTTGACAGCTAATGTAAATGACCCAGAACCTTTAATGAATTGGGCAAAGATAAACAACATTAGAGCAGGTAATATGGCTTATAAAATAAGATATAGAAATAGACAAAGTAAAAAACCTAAATGTACTTATAGTAAAGGACTACTTAAAGACATGAACAGATTAGATGTATGTAATGGTTGTCCTTATACAGATGAATTATATAGAAGAAGAGTGGCAGCTAAATTCAAAGGAAAGAAATTACCTTATCAAATTAAAGAGGTGAAGAAAGATGGCGAAGAGAAGACAACCAGAAAAGAAGAAAAAGATAAAGGAACTAAAACTAGCTAAATTTCCTAATTGTATTGGGACTTACCCAGATGAAGGATGTTTAAAAGCTACAAAAGAAAAACCTACTACAGATTGTATAAGTCTCCAAGGTGTTAAATGTGTTCATTATAGTTTATATGAAAGTGAAAAACCTGTTGAAGTAAAAAAGAAAAGTTATACTAAGAAAAAGAAGAAGTTTGTTATAACTAAAGAACAATATGAAGATTTACTTAAAGAAGTGAATACATGAGTCCTAATGCTACATTTAATATATATAATAGAACTTGTCAAATATGTAAAAAGAAGTTCTATACTAAATGTAAATATGGTAAGAAATGTAGTGATTGTCAAAAAGAATATTATAAAATAAGGAGGGGTAAAAATGGAAAATATTAATAATAGTTGGGTTGAAGTGCTACCAAGTCTAATTAACAAGACAAAGATAAGTACAATGAGAAAAGCAGGAGAAATAAAATCTGATTATGAAATTATGAATTATAAAAATTCAGAAAAATGGGATAAGAAATCACCTATTATGATTTATGTTGAAAGACCACCACAGTATAAAGTAGGAGAGAAATATATGATGGTGTGGGACGAAGATAATATTAATAAAGTCTTTTGTAAAAAGTGTGGTTATCATATGGTAATGAATCATCATGTAGATACATATACAAGATTTATTAAATGTGTTGGGTGTGGATTACTTAAAGCAATCTTACCTTTAGTACATGAAGATAATGAAAGAGAAATAGAAGAAATAGCATTTCTTAAAGAACTTGGAATAATAGAGATAACTTCTGTGCAGAAAATAACATTTGGGTATGAAAGTATATATATAGGGAAAGGTTGTAAGAATGAAAAAGATTACTGGATGAAGATTATAAAAGAAGATACTGCAAAACAACATTTTGAGAGAGTTCAAAAAATCACACAAGATGAAGGATTTAATAATCCAGAGATAATGTTCAAGTCATTTGATAAATGGGTTGATTTAAGTACACCAAGAGAGTTCTGGCAGTATAATTTCAAATGGGTAAAAGAATGAAACAAATCAAACTAACAATACCTAAAATACCACCAAGTATAAACTCTGCATATATTAGGACTAAGTTTGGATCTAGAATAATAAATAGAGAAGGAAAAGAGTTTAAAAAACTAGTAAAGAAATGTATTGAAAATCAAATTAAAGAAGATAAATATCCAGTGTTTGATAGTTATGTTCAAGTAGATATAAAGTTCTTTGTATCTCCTGCATATAAATATACTGATTCAGATATAGATAACAGACTTAAGATACTTATGGATGCTATAGAAGATAAAGTATGTGTTAAAAGAAAGTATACTTATTATGGTAAGATATTCAAAGATGATAAACAAATAGATAAACTTATAGTAGAAAGAATTATAGATTACAGATATCATAGAACTGAAATTACTATTACAGAACATATTAGAAAAATAATTAGATATAGAAAAGTAACAGAACAAACGGAGTTGATTTAAATGAAACTAATACTTGATGAAGCAGACGAAATAACACAAGAACAATTAGATTTTTTGACAACTCATAAAATAGAACCAGTTGTTAAAAATAAAAATGGAAGATTAATAATTGTTTCAACACCAAAACATAAGAAATGTTTTTGTTATACATTAAAAGGAGATATAGCTTGTTTATTATGTGGAAGAGGAATATAAGAATGAAAATATGTAGAATATGTCCAAAAGAAGCAACTATAAGAGAGTTCTCACCAATCGGACCTGATTATTTCTTTTGTTCGACTGATTGTCAGTATGAATGTCAAACTATGAATTATGATTTTGGATTGGTTTGGGCATCAATGAATATGGAGATTTAAATGGCACTTTGGTTTTATTGTCCTGAATGTGGAGAACATATATCTGGATTCCCTAGAAATTACTATCTTAAAAGAGAAGCTCAATGTAAGAATGAGAAATGTAATTGGAAAGGAGTTTATGTTATCAAAAAAGAAAAGAGAATACATACTCATAAACATATAGAATCTATGAAGGCTATGGGTACTTTCCAAGGACAAATGAATAGATTAGATAATTTAGAAGAATCTATTAGAAAGTGTCAAATAATAACTGATAAATTAGATAGAAGAATGAAACAAATTCTATTAGTGTTTCACTTACTATTAAAGCAATCAGAAGGTAATAAGAAATATAATATAAAAGACTTAATATCTTTTATTGACAAAATAGTTATGGTGAATAAAGAACCAAATAAACCAGAAGCACCAATTGATTTAATAAATGAGTTGATGAATAAATGAAAAAGAAGTATAAAATAGTTAAGAACGATAGAGGAGTATTTATTATCAAAAAAGAAACTAAGAATGGTTGGAAACCTTATATGTGGTACACAAGTCTAAAGAGAGTATTAAAAGGATACTGTAACCTTCAAAAAGAAATAAGACAACCATGTTTTTATTGTAAGAGAAACCTATTACCTTTTATAGTAGAATTTTATAAAGGAAGAACATTCTGCTTTTGTAAGAAGTGTGAAAGGTATGTCAAACCATCAATGAAATCACTTAAACTATTATCCGAGGGATTAATATAAAATTATAACGTTACCTGAACAAATCTGGAAACGATTTAACGATTATTTTAATAACCCCTTAATATTAATATTAATAAAAATAAACCCTTTAAAATCGATTAAAAATATGTTAAAACATAAATAACGAGGTGTAAACAATGTTACTAATAAGAGAAAGAAAAAGAACGTGTAAATACTGTGGTACTAAATTAAAAAAGACAGCATCAATATATAGGAAATATTGTGACTTTGAATGTTCTAATGAATACAATAGTTTAATGGGAAAGATTAAATCTAAAGTAATAGGAAAGATAATCAAAGGTAAGAAAGAATATATATTAAATCAGTCTAAAAAACTGGTAAATAAAAAACTAAAGGAGATGAAGAGAAATGGAAACATTAAACCCAGATAAAATAAAAGAAATAGGACAAGAAGTAGAATTAGTAGAACCTAAAGGATATAGTGAATTACCAACTATTAATAAGGAAGCTGCTGAGAAATTAAGTAATCATGAAGTGTCAATAATGAGAATTGATGATGGAAGATTTGTACTAATAGATATTCGAAGAGAATTGATTGATAATAGAACATTAATTAAAGAATGTGAAAACGTACAAGAAACTCAAGAAAAAATATATAATCAATACGAACAAACTAAAGAAGTAAATGACGATTATATGATTGAAATAAAAAAGCACGCTCAATATAACCTTGAAAAAGAAAGAGCTAGAATAAGAAAAATACAACAAGAAGCAATTAAAACAGTAGAACAAATAGAAGAAACTAAAGAAGAGTAATTCTCTTCTTTTATTTATTTCTATTTCATTGATGTTCTTAGACCAACAAATCCTAATGCTATACCAAATGAACTTACAGGTGCACCATATTGTTCTAATCCTATACCTGTTAATCCAGCACCAATAAATACTAATACTCCTCCCCAAATACTTTTACTTTCATACCATTTCTTTTCCATTTTAATTACCTCCTAATTATTTAAATAAATACTTAATACAAATGTAATTATAGTTACTAACCAACCAGCACCAACTAAATTCTTAATTAAATTATCTCTACCTTCAATTTTATCTAATCTAGATTTATTTTTCTTTACAACTGGTAAATTATTATCTACTAATTCTTGAGAATGAATAATATGATCACTCAATTTTTGATTAGTTGTAGCTTGAATAGTGTATAGTCTAGCAGTAGCTTTAGTATTCTCTTTTAAATCTTTTTTAATCTCTTTTATATCTTCTTTTAGACCATTATCTACATATCTTGTTGCCAATTATATCCCCTCTATCAATTCATTATTGTAAAAGTAAACATATCATACATATAATCATCAATATAATTATAAGGTAATTTACATATACCTTTATCCTTCCAATCTTTTCCCCAAGAGTTTATTATTGAATACTCTTTTGAAACATCATTATAATCAAATATTAATACTCCATGTCCTCCAAATAATCTTTCTCCTTTTACTACTTCTATTCTTCCACTATTTCTTCGAAAAGAATTATTAATTTTTAAACCTATATTAACAGGTCTATTTTGAAGCAACATATCTTTTATTTGAGATTTAAAATATAATTTATAATAATGTTTAATTCTCCACCATTTAGCAAATGATTCTGTGAACATTCCTAAATTATCATTCATTTCTGAAGATATATAAGGACAAAGTTTCTCAGGACATATTCCAAATTGTTGTGCTATTTTCATAGAATCTCTCATAGTTTGTCCTTTATTATCTGGAAAGTAACCATTCAAATGTCTTACTTTATTATAATGAAATCTTTCTGATAGTTCAATTCCTTTCTTATTTGTATCTGATAAATCATATGCTATTTCTAAACATGTTGCTATTGAATGAGAAGCACAACTATTCCAAGAACCTTGATCTTTAACATATTTATAAGGGTCTATAGGTAATGAATAATTCTTAGGTTTTTTGTCAAATAATCCAAGTAGATTTGCATTATAATCTCTTTCATCTTCTTCTGATTGTTGTAATCCACTAAGTTGTTTATTAAGTTTGCCACCATCTCTTTCTTTATCCATTAATATACTAACTAAAAATTCTATTATCTTTCTCATTTCAATCACCTATATTTTAAAATTATAAGATGCACCTGTTCCACCATTACCACCATCTCCACCTTTAGAAGTTGTACCATCAGTACCTGCAGTACCATTTCCACCTACTCCATCAGCACCACCACCTCCTCCTCCTCCTTCATTTGAACCTCCACCATCGTTACCACCAGTACCACCAGTACCACCAGTAACAGTATAAGTAGCTGCTGAGTAAGTACCTGCATAAGATATAACTATAGTTCCACCTGCTCCACCACCACCTGCTCCACCTCCTCCATTTGAAGTATTACCTCCAGCTTGACCATTAGCACCATTATCACCTGACACATTTATAGTTCCACCTGAACCATTAAAATTACCACTACAAATTATTATTATGGCTCCACCACTATCTCCGCCTTTAGTACCACTTCCACCAGAACCACCACCTGAATTATATCCTCCTCCACCAGAAGCACCACTAGCACCAACTAATATATTAAAAGATGTTTGAAGATTAGAAGGTGTCGCATCAAATGCAGTAAAAGTACCTGCAGCCCCACCTGTCCCATTAGAACCTGAACTTCCATTAATACCTCCTATCCCATGACCTAATCCTACAGATGAAATCAATGAAACATGTGAATTACCATTAAGACCTACTGCATTATATGTAACTTGTGCACCACCTATTACTCCAGTACCATCTGCTAATAAACTTGCAGATATTACAACGTTACCATTAACTAAAAATACAGTTGGATTAGCTGATGTTCCAGTTATTGTCAAATTATTAGTTGCTATATTCATTGAACTACATCTATATGTTTTACCAGCTGCTAAACTAATAGCCCCACCAGAAGTATCTAATGGTTCTGCATAATGTGTTACTGAATCTAATCCAATTAAATTAGCGAATGCTATATTAGCACTTAATTGTATTGCTGTATTTGCATTTAATTCTGTACTAAAACTTGTATTTACTCCTGATGAAAAACTTGTTAATCCCATATTATACCACCTTTATTGTTGAAAAATCTTGTACTTTAAACAAAGCTAATTTAGGTATTAAACCATACCTTGTTTGTGTACATAAATTTGAACCTGTTGAACTAACATGTAATCCCATCTTAGTTATATCTATACTATTTAATTCACTTGATGCAAGTATTGTTTTAAATTCTACTTTTGTACCAGGGCTAGGATTCCTCTTTATAGTTGAAATATTCCTTTCTTTATTAGCACCATCTAAAGCAGTATCTGTTGATTCTGGTATTGAAGTTCCATTACTCCATTCTAAATATGTTGGAGGAGAACCAATTGAATTATATAAATAATCTCTAGCTTGATTATATAAATAATCTGTTACAAGACTTTCAGATGAAGAAGGATTACTAAAATCTATATAGATAGTTATTTTATAGTTTTTAGAAGTAACCATAGTTAATGCACTTGTCACCCATCTCAACCACATATTACCTGAAGTTAAAGCATCGAATAAACCAACTTCTCTTAATGTTAAATCTCTATCAGTTATATCTTCTATATATATTAATCTTTTTGAAGTAGCATTACTTATTGATTTTATAATAAATCTTGCACCAGATATAGTTACTAAATCTGTCTGACTATCACTATAAGGAGTTGAACCAGTACCTATTGCTATATGAGAAGGACTTGTTGATGATTCTCCTGCTAAGAATTTAGCCATTTCTATTTTTGAAGATATTGTTAAGTTTTTATTTACTGAATCTGACACTGAAGTTGATAAACTACCTAATCCAGTATCTAATTGTAATGTTGCACTATCAAGAACACAATTAACTGAATGGTCAAGTGTAAAATGATTATTAAGTGCTTGTTCTTCTATTTTTAAAAACACCCCTTTAATATCAAAGAAATATTGTCCAAAGGTAAAATAAGTTGTTACTGATCCTTTCTTTACAACAGATTGAGTTATCTTATTTTGGTCTGCTATAGTTGTACCTATTACTTCTCCTACATTTGTCATTTTATACCTCTGTTATAGTTGTTTCATCTTCTTCTATATCTATAATAGTATCCCAAAACTCTTTCTTAATTTGAATAACTCTTAATTTCTTCTTTGTTAATCCAAAAGCATCTGTTGAAAATTCTAATAACTCTCCTAATATATATTTATTAGTTAATGGTTGTGTCAAATTGAATTTATATTTAGGATTACCCATCAAATCTATTATTCTATCTGTTGTTTCTTTTCCTCTCCATTTAGCTTCATTAACAACTGCATCATTAAATGTTTTATTACTTGAAGCTGTAGCATCTACACTAGTGATATTTCCATCGTCATCTCTTTCTTTAAATTGGAAAGTCCAACTAGATGTACTTGTAGGATAATTTTCAGTTCTATTTCCTTCATTACCAGTATCCCATTCAGAAGTATCTGCTTCAAATTCAGTATTTAATATTTCAGATATTATATTTGAAGTTTCAGTTACGTATTTCCATTTACTTCCATTTGATACTTGACTAGTAGAACCAAAGTTAGGGAAGTCCCAAGGTATCTCATTACAATCAAATCCAATATTATATATAATTGCATTTATTATCTCATCTTGATTCTTACCACCTTTAATTCTAGTTAGTAATTCTTCAGCAGTTATTTCATTACTTGAATTAACTGATATATCTTTATTCTTCCAAATTAATTCATATCTATTATTTTGATCATCATAAGCAACATGATAAATATAATAACCATCTCCAGTAAATTTATCTGCTGAAAGTTCTTCTATTATTTCTACAGCACTTTTATAAGAAGCATCATATTGTATATCATCAAAAGCACTTCCATCTGATTTAAGTGCATTGTTTCCTATGTTTGCCCATTCTGTTGGATCTTGTCCATATATAGTTCTATTTGGATTATATTTGTTTAATTGAGATATAACTGCTTGTATTATTAAATGAGGTTTAGTTAATCCTTCATTTCTTGCAAAAGCTAAAGCTTTTAGTATTTGATCTATAAAACCAGTACCTATAATCTTAATTTTATTTGTACTATCATTGATTTCTATTTTAGGTTCTGTTATAGTTCCTTCTAATGATAAAGCATTAGTCTTATCATTTGTTGACATACCTGACCACAAAGCATTTGTCCATTGATATATTCTTATTTTATCATCTGATTCTATAACTGGGTATTTAACAACTACTGCATCATTAAGAGTTAAACCAGAACCAAAAGTTATAGTATTACTAGATATTATGTAATCTGTTGTGTATGTTTGTGTAACATCATTTACAGTTATAAATAGTTTTTGTTCTGAACCACTCAAATGTTCTGTAGGTATTGGATAGAATTTTAAAGTAAATTCAGTTTGACCACTAGTAGATGTAAACTTCTGTTCATGATATTTATTCTTAGCGTTTAATACTTCAAAACTAAAAGTATCTTTCTTTTTACCCATACCATCATTAACAGATACCTTATTAGCATCTTCAAGTACTATAGCTGTACTGTCCCAATCATGAGTAGATAGCTTTTTGAAAAGCTCTACTCTCCTCATATGATAGTTTCTTCCCATTTTTATATTGTCTCATGAAAGTTTATTGTATATGGCCAACCATGACCTTCAGTTGATTGATCTCCACCATGTGTAGCAAAGTTTATATTTGCTGTTTCTAATTGTATTTTTAATGAATTAACATAAGTCCCACCAACACTATAACCTGCAGTAGGTCTTCCTTTAAAATAAGTTCCACTAGTACCTGTTAATATAACTAATGTAGTTGTTGCAGATTTCTCTTGTAAGAAATCCATTAACAAGGATTGTGTTAAACTATTAGTTGGAACTTCATCTACATTAATAAATCCACTTAATGACATTTTAGGTGATAAGAAACCACCAAATCTAGATTCTTGAATATCATATTTTCCTTCTACTGCTTCATTCTTAGTTAAGTTTTTCCAAGTCCAACTAAATTTTGCACCTTGTAAAACAACTGCTGTTCCACTATTAACATTTGGATTAGTTAAAGTCATATCTGTTGCTACCATTTTTCACCTCAATATGTTGTATTAGATGTATTTTGATTTATCATATCTAACATCTCTTGTATATCTTTAGGATTCTCAACTACTACTGTGTCTATTATAAATTTATTTCCACCAGCAAATTCTTCATCACTTACACCTGCTCCAGAAGATATATTACTATTAAATTCTTCTTCTGATACTTTAGGTGCTAATCCACTACTTCCTTCCCAGTCAAGATATTTTTCAATAAGATCTCCAAATTGACCAGTTATTTTAGGTATATCTCTTTCTTGTATTAAGCTAATAGATTTCATTTCACCAGCACCCATAATACCTGCTACTTTTTGAGCGAATTCACTTTCAAGTAGTTTATTAACTTGTTTAATTACCCAGTTAATCCCTTTAACTATGAAATCGAAGAAACTATCAAATATTGTTATAACTACATTTGTTATAGTTCTAGCTACACTTAAAAGTGCATCTATTAATACAACTAAAAGTCTAAGTATTCCCCTTATAACTGATTTACCTAGCTCTCCCCAACCCCCCATAGCTTTTGCCATCTTACCAAGTAACATTATACCTAATGCTATTCCTGCTCCTATTAATATAAGTGGAAGTACTGTCGCAATATTAGCTGTAGCAAATGCCCACATTTTAGGTATAAATGCAACAACTGTAGCCATACCTGCTTTAAGTGCTCCCCATACAGGACTACTTGCAATCCAAGTAAATAACCTAATCATTTGTGGTCCAACTAATACTATAGTACCTATAAATGAAAGTAAATGACCTAATGCAAATGCACCTGCTAATATAAATAATGTTGCTTTAGGATGCTTTTGAATAACTGCTGCTAACCACATTATAAATTTAATCAAATAAGGCATCAATGGTTGTAGTGCTCGATTAATAGCACTACCAACAACAAACTTAAGATATTCAAAATGAACTCCTAATCTCTGTATAGCACTTCCAGCATAACCACTAGATTCCATTATCTTTGTGAATGCTGCTGTAGAATCTCTCATAATCCTTTGAGAAGATTTAGCTAATTCCATACCAAAGAATTTCATACTGATACCGAACATAAACATGCTTCTTGATGCACCAGCCATCTGTGCACCTACTCTAAAAGAACTATTACCAACATGTTTTAGAGACGTAGCTAATTGATTGCCACCTGTAATACCTGCTTTTATCCCTCTTTGGAAAGATTGAGATTCTAATCTCAAATTGATTAATATTTCTCCTATTGTAGCCATTTTATTATTCTCCTTTTTTATTCATTTTATTTTTAAATTTCTTATCAGCTATTACAGCTACTGATACATTTGTTAATATCCAAGGTATTGGTTCTTCCATGAATTGATGAAAACTTAGTTTATATCTATGAACATATGATTCTATGAATATTGATAAATCAACATCACTAATAACTCTATTTTTTTTTAACCTGTTTATTCTAGAGCTTAGTGGTGATGTTGTCATTTTACTGATACTGCTGGTGTATTACATTTCATTACTGCCATAAATAACTCAAAAGGATGTGCCATCTTAAAACCTTCTAATATTTCTTTATCTCCACCAGCAAATGAATCTTCAAGTGTTACTGTTACAAGTTTATCTAATCTTCCTAACATTGACTCATTCATATTGTTGAAAAACTTCTGTCCTTCTTCTAGTTCATATCTTGCATTCTCTTCTGGAGTCATAGCTTTTAATTCTAGTTCAGTTTTAACCTCTATTTCTAGACTATTTAAGTCTTTTAATAATAACATGAAATCTACTAAATACTTACCTTTTAAAGGTTGTATTTGTATTTCATCTACTTTACCATCTTTGTCTTTTAATTCCATAATATATGGTTTTGCTAAGTGTCTCTTTAATACATCCATGCTCATTCTAATTCACCTTTTTTACACCAAATCCCATTGGTGACTTTCTTTCTACTGGTTCTTCTTTTTTAGTTGATATTTGTTCTGATATTGTACTTATATTATTTTCTGCTGCTGATAACCTATCAAATAACATTTGATTTTTACCATCTGCTTCTGCTATATCTAATAGTATTCTAAGTCCCATGTGATATATAAGTTCTTCGTATTGACTTATTATCTCACCAGTATCTCTGTTCTTTTTGACTCTTACATTTCTAGCATTCAATTTACAAAAATTAGTAAATCTTTGATATGTCTCTTCAGGACAACCAGCTATTGTAAATACTCTTGTCGTAATGTTCTTTATTCTGTTACTTAGATTATTGTCCATCTTTTTCTCCCTCTATTTTGACTAAAAATATATTCCAGTCTCTTTCTTCTATTGTTCTATTCATTCTTATTATTTTGACATTACTACTAATATTGTCAATATAATCTGCTACTGTGTAGAAATCCATTCTACTACTTATTGGATTTTTATCAAGTAAGTTCTCTCCTTCGTTAAAGAAGAAAAATAACTTTCCATCTTTTTTAGTCCTAGCTAACATTATTGATATATCAGTATTTATATTATTACTTTTATTCATAGGAATTATACATATTGTTACATCAGACCAATTATTTAAAGAGTCATTTACTTTAACTTCACATCCTTTATCAATAATATCTAAATAAAGTATTTGACTAGATTTTCCATGTATGTATACTTTATTATTTGAATTAATATACCTCATTAAGTACTCATGTAAATAATTAGGTTCTTCAAATACAGATTTACCTTTCATTCCTTTCATTATCTTAATTGCCCATAAATTAGGTTTAAGATGTTCAAAGAATTTATTCTTTTTCAATATTACAAAAGTACTATCTTCTCCAAGTATGTCTTTGAATAGTTTGTGTATATCAATATAATTAAAGAATTGTTTGTGGTCTGCGTCATATAAATTTCTACCTATTGGAGTAGTTATAAATAATTGTCCATTTGGTTTCAATACTCTATATAATTCTTTAATAGCTTTCTCTGGTTCTTCCATATGTTCTATTACTTCTGAACAAGTTACATAATCACAACTATCATCTCTTATACTAACTAAATTATTTAAATCTGCCGTATGACAATATTGTAATGCTTTCTTATGGAAGTGTCTAGCTTTATCATTTCCTGTTTCTGAAAAGTTATCTACACCTACTACATTAAACCCTGCTTCTTTTAATATATGTACAAAGAAACCTTTTCCACAACCAGCATCTAAAATATTTAATTTATCTTTAGGTCTCTGATCTTTATTAAGTTGTTCTAACATCCATTTAAACCTATAGCTTAAAGGTTGTTTAACTCGCTCCTCAAATGATGCAGCTTCGTTAATATAGTTACTGTTATATACTGTATGTATATTATTATCTTTATTGTCAATATTCATTCTTTATCACTCTCTTCTAATGCTTCCATATATCTCTCTTTAGAGTTAGTATAGTTAAAGAACTCTACTTTCTCTCTTGCTTCCTTTATGACACTCTCTCTAAACTTCTCATCTGTAATTAATTTTTTTATTGATGCAGTCAGACTTTTAACATCGTAAGGATTATGTGATGTTTGTGGGAAACAATGTTTCATTGAAAATACTCTTTCACTACCTGCCGTTGGAACACCTATAGCTGCTGTATCAACACTTGTTCTACCATATGTTTGGCACGTACTATTTTCAACAACTACTTGATTTTTAGCAAAGTCAGTTATGTAATCATAATAACCTTTACCCATATCATATTCATCAAACATAGAATCAACAAATCTTTTATTCTCATCTACTCCTTGTCTGTAACCATATAATTTACTAGATAGTTTTCTGTCCCATTCTTTAAGTCTTTTAGCAATAGTTCCATTTGTAAAACTCTTACCTTCCCACCAATGATACATAAATCCAACTCTATGTACATTTTGATCAACACCAATCTTTGATATATATTTGATATTAGTTGGGTGTGGTATCCATTTAGTTTTATCAATCATGTGTGCTTGTTGCATAGGGTGTGTAGCAAATAACATATCTGCTTGTTTCTGTACATGTTCCCAATATCTAGGGTGTAATTGCCAACTTCCCCAAGCTTCAACAACATAATCATTATTTAATACTAATTTAGTTGAACTTGACTTACCAAGTTTATCTCTTATTTCATGTACGTAATTCATATCTACTGGTGCAAGATTTACTTGAACTACATCATATTTCTCAAAGTCTTCTACTGTATCATAAGCTTTCATATCTCCTTTAAAAACTTGTAACCAGTTATAAAGTCCACCTCTAGCAGGTGCTTCATTTAGTACGTTCCCCATCAAGCTACTTATCTTGGAAGGACACATTAAGTATTTTAATTTAGTCATCTTAATCACTCAAATGCTTTCTTAGCTTTATCTAACTTTGTAGTAACTTCTTGTAGTTTGTCTTCAAGTTTTTGGACTTTCTGTATTAACATAAGTCTTTCATTTTGAAGTTTCGAAATTAATTCATCTCTTTCATAAACTTCTTTGTTTACTCCATCTATCATTGCTTTTAATTCCTTTGATATTTCATCTATCTTTTCTTTCATTTCATTTACCTCAATCATCTTTTAATAATATATCAAAAGTTGTATTTAGACTTACACTATTTGCACTCCCTATTGCACTAACTCTAATATCTGTCTTTGCAGGTATCTTTCCATGTAGTGGTGCAGGAATTCTTATAAAACTTGAACCTTCATTATTAACACCGAAAAAAAGGAATACCTGCATTAACATCTAAATGAGTTTTAGTTTCAATTTTAGACACAGTAACATTATCTAATGCTATCTGATTTGCCTTTTGGTTTGTATCATATCCTGCTAATATAAATGACATTTTTGTTTCTCCGTATTAGGTTTTAACTAACCTGTAATTTTATCGATATTGGCTCCGTTTACCTATTAAAACTCGATTATTTTTAAGGCTTAATATAAATATTAAGGAAGGGAAAAACCCTTATTAAATCGCCCTTAATTTGTTCAGTTTTAATGTATCGGATTATAATATACTACTACTCTTAACGTATCATCAGCTGCAGCACTTGCATATGCTAATTCTAACCTTCCAGACACAATCATTTGACTAAATTGGTCTGGATCTGTAGTTGCATTAGTACTTCCGACAACATTAGCTACAACTGGATATGATATTAATGTTGTATTAACTGTTATTTTTGTTCCTGTAACACCTAATACATTTTCATCAACTATATTCCCATCATCTACATCTGATGCATCTATATATATCCAAACATCTGTTGATGCTGAAGCTACTATTTCTATTTTTTGAATTATGCCTCTAATAGTCCCAATAGTTACAGTTCCTGTTGCAGCACTACAAGTTATTGATTTATCGACTCTATTCATATTTGTCATTTAAACCACCTAAGTTCTATAACTTCCAGTCCAAGCAGGAGTTGTTGCGTTCCATGTTAATACTCCTTTATGTGCTGTAGTTGTCAATGTAGTTAATGAACTAGCTGTTGCTTTATATTGATCAAATATATTAGCGAATCCACTTGCGTCTGTTGCAGATACTTCAAAATTAATTGTTCCTTTAAATGTATCATCTACTGCGAACTCAAAGTCATTATTAACCCCTCTACAGTCAGCGAATATAATTCTATGACATTCTTGTGCCTTAGCTGGAACTCTAATTGTTTTAGTTGCATTTTCAACAATATATTCAAATGGTTGAAACCAAAGTACAATTCTCCATCTTTTAGTTTTACTACTTGATCTTATTTCTGTTGTTCCTGCTACATTAGCGTTAGTTACTGTTCCAAAATTCATATTTGAAAAATCTGGATTAGTTGTAAAGTATTCTAACTCAACATTAAACTTTTCTCTCGGTTTTGAAAATACTATTGTTTTATTTCCAAATGCGAACTTGTCCTCATTTGAAACTGATCCACCACTTACTCTGATATTAGTTATCCTACCTTCAAAGTTAGTAACAGTATCAGCTCCTTCTTGTTCAAACGTAATGATTACGTCTTCTCCTTCCCAATGGTCTGCTGTCATATTATTACCTCTATATTTTTATTTACTTAATATTTCTGAAAAAGACTGAACCTTTTAGTCCTTCTCCTAATATAAAACTATTCTTCCATATATCAACTAATGCTCTTCTTATATCATTCTGGTGTGATGTTCCTATTTCTAAAGCGTGTTTCATTCTTAGTATCGCATCTGTCATAAAATTCATAGGTCTTGAACCTGGATGTTTTATAAAAGGATAAGTTGTATTACCTTTCCAACCCATTCTAAGTTTTAAAGGTATTCTCATATAATTCATATTTATTCTTGAAGGTGTACCAAATTCAACTTCAGATGAATAATGTGCCGTTGAACCAATTACTATATATGAATTATTCCTACCTCTACTTATTGTTCTTATACCTCTTTCAAGTTTACCTGTGTTAGGTTTAAATCTAACTCTATTTCTAACGTTTTGTTTTGCATATTCAATTAATTTTTTAGATAATCTCAAATTAGTCATACCTGCTATTCTAGGAACAGTATGACTCATTTTTCTCAATCCTTTCATAGTTATATTTAATCCTTTAACTTCAATTGTAAAAGTTGGCATTAACCTCTCCTTCCTATGAATTTAAAACTAAAATTAAGAGTTGTCAAATGAATAGTATTATGTGACATTCCATACTCTGGGTTGTAATCATCACCATCAAAATTATAATCTGTTAAACCTGCATCTCTAAATATTTGCCTAGCTGTTTTTTGTTCTACTTTATGTTGAATTTCATCAGAAGTAGTTTTAGCATCTGCAGAATTATCTTCTCTAATTTCTATAGAATATGAAACATCTGCACCAGATACTCCACCAAATCTATTTTGAGATATATTACCTATTTTAGGTTGAATAATAACTACTTCAGGATAACCATATTGATCTATTTGATCTTCTTTATGAGTAGGAAATATATTATCAGAATTAGTAATGGCATAGGTGCCAGTCTTTAAATGATTGTATAATAATGTATATAGTGTACTTCTTAATGTTTCTAATGTGACTGTTGTAGTCATATATTTCACCTCCCAAGCGGGAAAACTTTAAAGTAAGGGAAGCCCCTTATAAAGTTTAATTTGAAACGTATAATTTCGGTCTTATGTTTTTAAAGTTATATCCTTTTCTTAATAATGCTACATCTGCTAGTTCGTAAAACTTATCTCTCATTGAAATAAGCCTATCCTTACCTAAAGCCTGTGGTTGTCCACCTGCTAGTCCGTGATCAATAACGTAAGCGTCTGTCATATACCTTATTGGTCTTTTAAAACCAGCTGTAGTTCCAGTTATATCTTTGACGTCTTCTTCAGCTCTTCCTATTAATCTTGATACTATTGCTGATGTTGTACCATCAATCATATTCCAAGCTTTACCAACATCATCTCTTATATCACTATAAGTTACTGAACTCGTTGGGGTATAAGTCCCTACTGCTAAACCTATTGAAAATTCAAAAGGTGGACTCTCTAAACCTAACGAAGCTACGTTCATTAAAGCTACATAAGCATCAGTTGTTGAGGTTGTAAAATCGTAATAATACACACCTGAAGAGCTAAGCTCTGTCATAATGGCTTCATTTATAATAACTGTAGATGCGTCATTATATATACTTACCTTAACGTCAGTTAAGCCTGTTCTTCTTCTAGCTGAAAAATAAATTCTCTTTGTTGTCATTTATACCACCTATATTAATCCGCACTGTTGCCATACTTCCTTATCATAATAAGCCCAACTAGTTATATTACTTACATCTGACATATCATAGTTAGCTGTTGCATTTGCTATATCTGATATATCTTGTGAAGTAATTGCACCTGATGAAGTTAAAGTTCTTGTTACGTATCCCCATATATCTGCTGATGTTGTTCCACTTGTATTATATAAACCAGTTCCATGATCAACTGTTATATTTCTTGTAATATTATCTATTGAATCACTCATTAATCCTAACCATTCAGAAGATGTATCTTGTGCACTTGTATCTATTAATATCGCATTTGTTCTTGTGTCACAAGCATCTATTTGAGATTCAGTAGTTGTTGTCAAAGTTGTAATTCCTTGTGTAAGGTTTGTATCATAACATATACCTGATAATGTTGCCTCTAAAGATAATGCTGAAACATCTGATTTGAATTGATCTTCATTACTTCCTGCTATGAAATAAGTATATATTTCTGCTTCAGTTGGTGAACTTCCACCTGCTCCTGTTAAATAATCTCCTTCTCCATGTGAAAGATTTATTCTTGTATCTATTGCTGGAACTAAAGTGTTTGAAATTTCATTAATACCATCTGTAGCTAGTTCTGATGAACCTATTGAATTCGCTGCTAGTTCAGTTGAACCTATTGCGTTATCTGCTATTATAGATGATGTTATTGCATCGTTAGCTAAACCATATCCTGTCTTATCATTATTTGTAGTTAATGCTGAACAAGTCCCTACTGTCGCAGTCGTTAATTCAGTTCCATCTAAACATTCAGTATCTACTTGTGCTTGAGTTGCAAATCCTGTTGCTGTAGCCCATTGAGCATCTCCATATGTTCTAAGAGATTCATTTAAACTATTAAATAATGTCTTTGATGTACTTCCTGTAGCCCAATTTGAATCACCATATCCTCTTAATGATTCATTCAAATTATTTATATCTGTTTTAGTTGTGAATCCTGTAGCAGTCACCCAATTACCCTGATTAGTTTGAAGTTCTCCTGTATCTGCAAGAATTGATGCAATCTCTGTATCTAAATAATCATCTAATGTTGTTGAAGTATCAACAAGAATTGCATCTACATTCGCATCTATCGTATCAATCTTTCCATCTAAAGTAGTTCCTGTATCAGTAAGAATAGAATCTACATTACTGTCTACTACTGCAAGTGCTGCATCTAATGTTGTACCTGTATCTGTTAAAATACTTGCAATGTCATCTTCTATCCCTTGTTGCCACACTGGGATTGAATAATCAACTGCTCCTGTTGGACAATCTATATAACAAGTATAATAATCATCTGTTTCAGAAAAAGTATATCTAAACTTTCCTGTTGCTACATTTGTCATAGCTGCACTAGCAACATCATTTGTATTTGCACTGTCATAGCAATCTATATTTGCTGCACTTCCTAATAACTCACCACTTGTTGCATTATTACAAGTAAGATGGAATATATCTCCTGTGCTTAATTGAAATGCACTTACAAATGGCAATATTAGTGCCATCATTGTCAATAATATTATTTTTTTATTCATTGTATTTCACTCCCAATAACTTTTCATATTTTGAATTATAACTTGAACTGCTGTTTTTAAAATTGTTGTTGGAGATGCAGGTGGTTCTCCTCCTCCTATCCCAAAACAATCATTATAAGCATCTTGTCTTGCACTCTCAGTTAAAGTATTTTCAACGTGAACTGTAAGACAATCTAATGAGCCTTCATACTCCTGTGAGTTATCTTGTCCAATTCTAAAAAATGAAGCAGAACCATCCATCTGTGAACCTGCGGCAGGTTCATCTCTCATTTGATTTGTTACATTATTATATACATAACAACTTGTACCATTATATCCTGCTGTTATATAATGCCAAGTATCATCAGTTATGAAAGTACTATATTCATACCAACCAATATTACATTCAGTAGTTCCACCTTTCATTCTTAATTCTATTCTTCCAGTTTTTAATTTTACTCTGAATTGGTCTCCATCTACAGAAACTACTACATATTCTCCTGCTTCTGCATTATAATGTTTCATAGCGAAACTTACTTCAAATTCATCTATAGTGTCCCAGAGTCCATAATTAGCGGTATTAAAAAATGATACAGAACTAAAATTACCTGCATATCCTTCTCCACTTGCACCTGTTACATAATTATAATCTGTACCATCAACTATTGTTCCATTGTGGTTAGATGGATTTCCAGCACTATCATATAATTGCTGAGTAATGTCATTTTCTTCAAAATCGTATTGATAATTTCTACTTCCATTATTCCAAGTACTTATCATTGGGTCGATTTTATCTTTAGAACTGATGAATATTAATTCATTCTTTTTCATTGTGATATTATAATTAGATGCTCTACTATAATTTTCTTGAACATAATCAATACCATCTATTGTAATTGTTTCATTACTAAGAAGATTATAATCTGGTTGAAAATAGAATTGTTTATCTCCAATTAAATAATGCACTGAACTTAATTGTACTATGTCTTTTGCAGATACTTTATATTCCCAATGGTCTTTTTTCCATACACCTTTAGTGAAATCTATTGAGAATTTGATTCTATCTCCATCAAAGGAATCTATTATAATACTGTCTTTTGGAAACTTTAAATATTTAGTATTCTGATAAAAACTATCAGTTCCTTCTTTTTTATAATCAATAAATTTAGAATTAATCAACTTATTCTCTTCTGTCTTATCTATAGATTTTGCATTGATTGATATATTTTCAGTACAAGAATCTAATGCAATTACTAATAATGTAGAAAATAATAAAAAAAATAGAATAAGTTTAGATTTCAATAATTTCACCTTCAGTCGTTTTTTCATCTTCTGGTTCTGGGTTTTTAATTTCTATTCCGAATAGTTCTTTTTGTGGTTTTGTTTCGTTTGTATCTACATTTAATCCTTTAACGGAATCAAATACAGTTAAACCATTGATATGCTTTAACATATCTTTCCATTCTTCTTTTATAGGTATTGCAACACCATGTGGTAGACGACCAACAACTGGATGAGATATAGTAGTTCCTTTTTGTGTATTTAATACATAAGGCATCTCAATTCACCTTATATTTTCTCTTCTACTGATGCTGCATCATATGATTCTTGTGATTGATAAGCTTCTAGTGTATCAAATGGTTTACTTGAATCTATCCAAGGAATTATTAGTTTGGATTTTCTAACCCATTCTGCCCACTTAGCATTTCCAAATTTGATATCATCTTCATCATCTGGATTCCTTATTACTTCTCTTGAAAGTATAGTTCTGCCATCTTTAAGCTTACCTGGTTTAGCGTAATTTTTACATCTTTTAAACATCATTACATATTTACCTTGTAATTGTTTATTATTACTCTTAGCCCATTGAGCTATTTTACGTTGTACTCCTTCTTTAGTTAATCCTGCTGAATTATACTTTATCTCGTGTAATTCCTCTGGATTAAGGAATATTGTTTTTTGTGCTTTACTTACGTCTATATATTGTTCTGCCATATCTAACACCTCATTCATTTATTAAAAAGAAAAAATAGTTCAAAGTATTGGAGTATTTGGAGTGTCAAAAGAAATCTTTTCATTTACTTGTTCTAAGTCTTCTTCATCTACAACACCATCTTTATTGACATCTTCATCTTCGAATACATCAAATTTTTCATCTGCTTCTACTGGTGCTGTTATTTCCTCTTCTACAATTACCTTTTCTACATGAACTTCTTTCTCTTCTTGATCATTAATTAATTTTAATTTGTTCTTTGCTTGTTTTACTAAAATTGGATTATAGTCATTCCATAATTCAATTTCTTTCTCTAGTTGTTCTCTAGTTTCCATTTAGATCACCTATACTGCACTTAATGCAACAGACCCATAATTTTTCAAGATTAAGAATCTCTTATCACTTATACATACAAGTACTAATGCTTCGTACTGTGCGTTTAATGTAGCAGTATTATTTGTTCCATCAAATGTAGCGCCTGTTGGAGTTAATGTTACTGTATGACCATCTGTTCCTGCGTCAATTTGAGTTATTACTAATATTCTACCTACATCAAATCCACTACTTGGAATAGTCATTGCTGCTACAGTTCCTGAACTATTTATATCAACTACTGTATCAGCATCTTTTATCGCACCAGTTGCTGTGTAAGCTACTGCTGTAGATGCTGCTCCTTGACCTAAAGCTGGAATGTTACCAAGTCCTTTGATAAATCCACTTCTTAAACTTTTGCTTCCTAATACCATAAATATCACCTGTATTTTAACTTAATAATAAAAAAAGAAAAAAATTAAGTAGTTGTTATTTCTGATACAGCTGTTGATTGGATATACCTTACACCTAATCTTTGTGTAACTGAAGCAAATCCTGCGTCTCTTGCTGCGTCAAAGTATTTCTCAATTGTTACTGGTCTTTTTTCAACTACCATAAATGCATGATCTGCATCTATAACGTATGCCAATACTGATGAAATACTATTGCTTACTATAACTTTCATTTCCCAGATTTTTCCAATCAGTCTTTTACTTGGGTCATTAATACCTGACTCAGCTGCTGATGTAAAAATATCTAAGTTCCTTAAGTCATTAGCTATTTCGACTCCACATAAGAAATGTGTAGCTACGTGATTAGCTGCTTCTAGATATTGAATTGCTCTTGTAATATCTGAAGGAGGTATTGTTGCATTTGAATTAGCGACACTCTGACTTGATGCTGTATCAGCTGCATCTAATTGTGCTACAATTAAACTTTCCTCGTTCTTAGCTAGTGCGTAACCTGCAGTCTCAACATTCATATCCATTGAGTCCCACATGCCATCTTCAAGAACTTCTTTAACAATCATTATTCTGCATCCATACTTAGCAGGTCTGACGTTAAATCCTGAATATTGTTCAACACTTAGTGGTATTTCTGCACCAGGTGCTACTCTATTAACTACAAGTTTTTCTGGTAGGTCTAATGCAAAGTCAATACTTGAACCTGCAAAATTAGTAACAATTCTTGCTGCTAATGCTCTTAAAACTAACTTCCTTCTAACAGCTCTTATTAAAGTTCCGAACAGTGTTCTTGGAATTAACCTTGATGCTGTTGTACTTCCTGCTGTAGCGGATGTTGAATCTTTATAATCTGTGTGTAATATGTTCATTCTTCATCACCTACAATGATAGTTTCCACATGACATATTTTCCGTCTGCGGAACCTCCAGTTAATGCTCTTCCTACTTTCCATTGAACTGCTTCTTTAGCTGCGTTAGCTAATGTCGTTGAACCTACTGCTAAAATGTCCAATTTCTGTGAAGTAGCTTTATCGAAAATAACTGCATCTCCTGCTTCTGTGTCTGCGTTAACTGGATGGAAGAATATACCTTCTAAAGCTACTGTTACTTCTCCGTCTCCAGTTCCACCTGCTACACTTGCATCACTAATAGCGATACCAGCTGGTGTTTTATACCCAGTGTTGCTACATACTAATGATTTAACTTGTAAATCACTATATGCGTAATTTGCTCTTACACTTGCTGCTGTTGAGCCAAATGCGTCGTTGTTAGTTGTAAAGTATACTGGATCTCCAGCTGTAATAGCGGTTGTACCACTATCATTCTGAGCTGTGATTGTTCTACCTTCATCTAGCAACAAAAATCCTACTTGTGCCATTTAAATCCCCTCATCTATATATTGAATGAATAAGTTCTTTATTAAACTTTTCCAAACCTGCTTTTGCTAGTTTTACGTCACCATTATCTTTTTCAATCATAACGTTTTCAACTGCGTCAAAAGACTTCTCGCTGTCTCCTTCGGATTTAATATCCTCAACAACTGCTCTTCCATTTCCTGGTACTCTCCCAGCGCCTTCACTTTCTTTCATTTTCTTTTCATAGCCAAGCATGATATTTAATTCACTCTGACTTTTAACATTAAGTTCACTTTCTTTAAACTCTTTGTTAAGATCAATTAAATTCTTAATTGTAGCTTCTTTTTCAGCTTTTACTTGTAATTCTTTAGCTTCCTTAAGTTCTTTAAGTTCTGCTTCCATTTTTACTTTCTCTGCTTCCATAGATGTTTTTTCACTTAATAGTTCTTCTTTTTCTTGTTTTATTTTTTCTAATAGTTCTGCTGTTGCTTCCATTTGTAGCACCTCATCTTTTTTATTTTCTACTTCTTCTTTCTCTATCTTGATGTCTTTCTTTTCTACCAATTTCTGTAACTTATCATAATCTTGCCATTTCTCTGCGATTGCGTAATCTATAGTATTTGAAGCTATTCCACCAACACCTACAGCACACAATCCTCTTATCTCAGTTCCTTCTACTTGATAGTTTATTTGTTTATCTTCTGTTTCTTTAGCTATTACATTTTTAAATCTATAATCAACTGAAACATCAACAAGTCTATCTTGAATTGATTCAATTATATCTGGATGTGCTTTAGTATTACGAGCTTTAGCTTCATATTTAAGTATATCTCCTTCACTATGAAATTTAACATGTCCTACTGAATTTACTGGTGTTAAGCTATGTGTTACAAAAAACTTAGCATCTCTACCATCATTCTCTTCAATATTCTTTTTGACATACTTTACTTTATTTCTACTTACTTCATTTTCCTTCATACAAGTTCCACCAAAATTAAGCCATTTAGTTTCACCTTCTGTTCCTAATTTAGTATATTCAATAGTAGCTTGTCTTAAACCTTGAACTTCTCCTAATTTTATATCTTCTGAAATCTTAATCACCTCAACAATTATATCTATTACTTCCTCTTCCACCAGCATACTTGTTCCTTTCAGGTAAAGCATGTTTATTGGGGTTTTCAATCTCTATATCTTCATAAGAAGATACACTCCTACAAGTTTTACTCATATTCCAATTATTTCTTGTTAGAATATTAGCAGGAGTTCCACCTCTAACTTTTTTCTTCTGTGCTAAACTATTAGTGACTGTAACATCTGAATCATACTTATTGAATGCAATCATTCTACCTGTATGCTTATCTTTTAAAACTGGCATTTACTTTTTCACCTGTGGTTTCTTTTTTGAACCTTTATCATCCATTGGCTGTTTAACAAATGATTTATCAGCTCTTTCTCTTTTACCTGCTTTACTTGTTTTAGTTGGGTCATTTGGATTATCTTTAATTTTATCTGGTCCAAGTGCTTGTGAACCAAAAGGAAGTTTCATTGGATTTGCATCTGTATTTTCTACATCTTCATCATGAAACTTTTCTGGTAATAATGAGTTAGCTTTTTTATTCGTTAGTATTCCATCAGTTGTAAGTCCTCTTATTAATTCAACTTCTGTTTCAAATTGTCTCTCTTCTACGTCTTCAAATTCTAAATGATCTTTTCTATCATTAGTCATTGGTTTTATTATTTGATCATCGAATTGCATAGTGAATTCTTTTTGGACAGCTCTTATATGTCTACCACTAGCCCTTAAAGCAACCTCTGGGTCTGAACCTGAACCTTTACTTGTTATATCTGTTGCAAGGTTTACATCGTGAGTTTGTAGTCCAATTAATATATTTCTATCAACATGTTCTAATATTGGTTGAAAGTTCATTCCTTTCTGTCCAAAATCAAGAACACTCAAATCAACTAAATGATTTGTTGTATATTCTGTATCTGCATATATATCTTCTAATTTACCTTGAACGTCTTGAAGATCTTCAGTATTCGCAGGCATCAAATCAGAACCTACTTTGGCATGTATAATTGGATTAAGATATCTTTCAATTGTTATTCTTAAATCACTTTCAAGTTTCTGTTTATGTTCAAGTAAAGTTAAACCTGAATGAATAATAGCATGTCCATGCTTCTCTGAATTATTTGTGTTCCATTTGAAGTGGAATATGTCTGATATTTCTCCAACCTTCTCAACATTTGCACCACGCATCTCTTTATGTCTTTGGTCTATTTTTCCCCATACAAGTTTCTTACGATTAGAAAGAGTTTGAACATACGCTAATACTTCACCAGTTGCCAATCTAACTATATCCATAGTTTTCATATCTATTAATTTTAAATCGACTGGGTTTTTTAATTTATCTAATCCTTCTAATCTATTACTCTCTAATGGTATCTTTTCACCAATAACTCCACCATTCTTTAAAAAAGGTTTAACCATTCTTCTAAGGTGGATAAATAGATTTATTTCATCTCCCCATTCATTTAGGACTTCATTATTAGTTCCATCGAATTTATAATCTTGCACTATTTGTTCAACCTGCGCATCTATAGAACCAGCAACTAAAGGGAAATTATTATAAGCATTGTCATATTGTGTTTGTAATGGGATAGATACTTTATCTTCATCTGTTTCACCAGTACTAGAACTTCCATATCTTAGAATGAAAGATTTGCCCATTTTTTGGCGTTGTTCTTCCTCTTTTCCGATTTTGTTTAGATTTATACCTAAGAATCCCATGTAATAACCTCACTCAATAAAATATATATTCAAGCATATTTTTAACTAATAACGTATTATAAGAAATCGATGTATATAAACCTTTCTGAACGTAGCTTAAGGTGACTCTTTAATTCAAATAATGAAACGACTTCTTTTGTTACCAGAACCCCTTATGACAGCTGGCCTCATAGTTCCAAAACCCCTTGCTCCAAATGCTGCTAACATTAAAGCAGTGATCAAATCATCATGTTCACCTATTCCTTCATATTTTACTGTATGTTTCTCTCTATCGAACTTCATACCATAAGAGTGAAGTTCCTTTCTTAATACTTCAGTAGTCATATGAGTTAATATATCAGTTTTACTTTTGTTTATAAAGAATGTTCTTTCACTTAATGGTTTAGGTTCTTTTATGTCATTAGTGAATTTGTAGAAGTTAGTTTCAAATAAAGAACGCAGATTTGCAATACAATCATATTTAGTATGTGAGTGCTGTTGATTTGTAAATCTTAAAGGCATAAAATGAAATCCTGGTGCCATATGTTTTATATCTTCTATGAACGCTGCTCCAAATGAACCTTCATCTGGAATTATCCTTGATGGTTTCCAATGTTGTATAGTTTGTGCTAGTTTTAGTTTTTGATTATGATAAGATAGATTCTTCCAACGATTTGCAAATACAAGTCTTAAATGATTATGAGTATTTCTTTCTAATACAACAACTGTTGTCCAATCTGCCCCTGATTGTGCACTCATAGCGAAATCCATTCCCATGTAATATTGATTTCTATAATCAGGTTCATCTAAAAAGTTTTGTGCATAATCAAATGATAGTTCTATTAATTCATTTGGATATAATTGATCACCTGCTGACATAGGGTTACATAACCATTCAGTTGACCAATCTAATGTTGAATATGTATCATATATTTTAATCTTACCATTAATTGGAGCTCTACTAAAAATTAACCATTTACCATTCTTGAATTTGTATTCTCTGTCTGGATAACGTATATCCCACAAAGTTCTACCATCTTTGTATTCTGTATTAACTGCATATACATCTGAGTAATATTCTTCTTTCTTTTTAAGAACGTGAATTAAATCTATTTCTGATTTTGGAGTACCAATACAGAATATCTTACCTTTCTTTGAATGTACTGTTGGTGTTACAGCTTTTGATAATACATCATGATCTCTATATTCACCAATCTCATCACATCCAACCCAATCAACATGTTCACCACGAATATTATCATTGTAAGCTTTTGCCACTATTCTAGATCCATTTTTAAGAACAATCTCTTCTTGATTCCAAATAGCATCTTTACCAGTTGGTACTGCTGTCCTCAACAATTCATTAGTCATCATTTCATCTTTTATTTTCCTAAGGTTTTTCTTACATTGCTTTAAAGCATTAGCAACAAGTATACCTTCCCAACCTGGATTAATAAATGCCATAGCTAAAGGATAATTAACTAATAATGATTGAGTCTTTGTAGAACTTCTAAAAGCTGATATATTTATCCTATCATAAGTTTCTGCTAATCTAATCCAATCTTCTGCATAATCAAATAGTTTCCAACCATAAGGAGAAAGAACTATATTGTTTATAAAGAATATTGGATTCTTAAGAAGCTCTTGAGTTTTATCTCCGTACTTTTCTAATAAATTATCTAATATTTGAAAACTCATTTTACTGTAAAGAAATCCAAAGCATCATTTTTATCTACTTCTTTCTTCTCCTCCTTAGGTTTTTCTATTTTAGCTTTTACTTCTTTAGCATTTATAAAATCTGAAAATGATTTATCACCTGTTTTAAGTTGTTGAACTATAGATGATCTTTTAGTCATAAGAAGTTCTTTCATGTTATTTCTAAATTGATTCTCTAGTTGTAATATTAATTTAGATGCTTCATTTACTCTAACTGTTTGTGTTCCTTGTCTATTTTCCCACATATAAGTATCTCCATGATCTTGAATAACTTTTTGTAATCTCTTTATTCTTATGAAATCATTCATAGTTGTATCAAGTAACATAGCATCACTTAATTTATCTATATTATGTTCTTTTTTAAGTTCATCTATAAACACTTTAAAAAGATTCTTCTCATCATCAGATAAAGTATGATTAGTATATTCAGTTAATTGTTTACTATATTTTGGTGCTCCCATTCTTTAGTTACCTCTTCATTTGTACAATTATCTAAATAAGTATATTGTATTCTTTCTATTGAATCATTCCAAGATTCTACTTTTATCTTCATAGTCATATTCTTACAATTTACTTTATACTTATATATTGCACCACCACAACCATTTCCAGAATTAGTTTCAAAGTAATCATCTTCCCAAAGATCTATACAAGTACAATTCTGTTCATAATGATTAGTATAATTAATATATCTAGTTGCACATATATCAGTGCAAGAACTAAGTATTAGTATTGTCAAAAAGAATATTAGATGTTTCATATTGTTCACTTCCTTATTTTAAATGCTACCCAAGAGAATGGATTAAAGTTCTTCGATTTATAACTAGAGCAAGTACCATTATTTTGAACAGTAACATTGTTCTTACTACATTCTCCGAAGTAGTTCATTTCTTTATCTTCTACATAACCTTTAAAGAATTTACACTTATCACAAGGATAAGGTTCAATCTTTGGTCTTGATAGAATCTTTATAAGTTCTAAGCTGATCTTCTGTTCCATTCCAATCACGTGGGTAACTTCCTTCTACCCATTCTTTATCTTGTATTCTTTCTTCACAAAAGAAATACTTCATCATCTTTTCTACTTTCTTTAAAGAATAAATAGATCTAGCTTGAGTTCTATGTAAATCTATAGGTACATCTTCTGTTTTAATTTTACCATCGTTTGCATCTTTAACTAATATTATTCTATCTTCCATTCCTTTTATTATTTCAGAATGTAGTTTTTGAAGTATAACTCTTTTCTTTATATATATTATTTCTTCTTCATTCAGTTCTATCATTTTTTATCACTTATTAAAATAATCAATGAAATCTTGTATTTTATCTTCTTTAAAAAATATTACATAACTAAGATCTTTATAATCTTTCATGACTTCATTTAATTTATCTGCACATTCTTTAATATGTTTTAATTTATTCTGTTTTTCTGCCATTATATATCAACCTCTCAATTACATTATTATGTGTATCTCTTTCACTTTCTTTTAATCTATCCAGTTCAGACCTAGTATCTTCCTTTACATTAATCCTTACATTTCCCCACTTATCTGCCATGTTCACTTCGCTCATTTACGTAACAAAAAATAATATTATTACAAATATAAGTAATATAAATAATGCTAAATTAACCCAATCGAAATATGATTCATCTTCATATGTTGTTTTCTTCTGTTTTGGTTTCGGAAGGTGCTTCTTTAGTTGTTCTATTGATGTCATTGAATATTGTATCATCTTTACTCACCAAGTCTAGTTCATATACATCTTCTCTATCTGTTTCTTTCAATAGTATTTTAATATTATCTATATGGTATTTCTTAGGCTTAACTGTTCCATAGAATCTTTCTATCTCATCTGCTAATTTCCTTAATTCATAAGGACTTGTATTTATTGTTTTTACCATTACTCATCACCTTTTTTATATTGATATAAAAATTTCTTAGGAAATCTAGTTTCATGTAATCTAAAGTTTAACATTTTACTTCTTCTAAGACTTCTAAATTTCCTAGTATAAGAACCTACATTAATTGGATGTTTACATAAGTTGTTAATATTCTTAGCATCCATCCATTCAGGATAATGTTGTTTCAAAATAGATATAATTTCATCCACACTAATCACTTCATTATTTTAGAACTCTTTGTTAAAGCATCCATACAGATACCTACCATTACAAAATATAAAACTACCCAAGCAATTACTATCCAGAATCCTCTTAATCCTATTCCTCTAAGTATCCAATTTGTGAAATCCCTTATACCAGTACCTAACATAAACAACATAATTATTGTAGTTGTTATCAATGAAGTAGTAATTATCCTTCCGTTCTCTTTAAGTAATATTTCTGTTTCTTTACTAATTGGTTCTTTCAAAGGTAATTCTATTTTATCTAATTTACTCATTTTACTTTCACCATGTTTATATGGAATGTTTATATATTTATAAACCTTTCTCACCCTAGCTCCTTACACAAAACGAGTAAGTTAAAAAACTTACACAACGTTTATTGTGTATATATGTTAATTCCTTATGTTAGCTTACGACCTTTACTTTATTTATGAAACAGGTTTTTTTTTAAAAACACCTTCCCTAACGTTCCTTCGGTTTCTCGGGTTAGTGGCTTGTATACATAGTATATAACATACTGTATATATATATAATAATAATAATAATACTAATACATAAG